ATTTAGATGTTCCGAGAGAGTGGCTTGGCGAAGCGTTTATTGAGGAAGCTGAATATTTACAGCAAACGAATCCTCGTGCTTATGAAAACGAGTATATGGGCATTCCGGTTGGTACAGGGGGCAATGTATTTGATAATGTAGAGCACATGGATATGCCGGATTCGCTTATTGCTACTTTCGACACCATATACAACGGGCTGGATTGGGGTTTTGCTAATGACCCTAACGCTTATAATAAAATGTATTTTGATAGCACTAGGCAGGATTTATACATATATGGCGAGCATACACGCAAACACGAAAGCAACCGAGAGTTGTATGAAGTTCTATATGAACAGATGAGCCTTAAAAAGCGCATCTATAAAATCGTAGACGGTCAAGAAGTTACAGAATTTGTTGATATACCGTTTATGGAACAAAATGAATTGATTACAGCCGATAGTGCTGAGCCTAAATCAATCGCAGACTTTAAAGCATACGGTTGTTTTATGCGACCAGCTGAAAAAGGGCCTGATAGTGTTCGATATGGCATTAAATGGCTACAATCTCTTCGTCACATTTACATTGATAAGTATAGGTGCCCGGATACTTATGATGAATTTATAAAATATGAGTTTGATAGAGACAAAGAAGGCAAAATCATAAGTGGCTTTCCTGACAAAGATAACCACCACATAGACGCTACCAGGTATGCACTTGAACGCTTCTATAAGCATAAAGGAAATTAGGTTGTGTTTTTAGAATGTTTATACTATAATAAAAGTGACGGATAAAATAAACTATAAGGAGTTACTTTTATGTGGGAGGCAATCGGTAAAGTTTTAATGAGCCCTAATGCTGGAATTGTATTAGCAGGCCTTATATTGGTATTAGTTCTGTTATCTGTGTTATCTCGTTGGGGTCTTTTGTCAATAAACACAAAAGGACTGTCACTTGGGGCAGATATTCGAGAAAGAGATATTATACGACAACAGGTTGAGTGGGCACACAGTTATATTTCAGGACTATATTCTTCAATACAACCTGCTGAGAGTGAATATGGTGGTTATTTTACTCGATTTTTACTTGAATTAGCATATTCCGAAGTTGTAGATTGGATTTCATTTAATCATATGAAGCTAGACAGTGAATATATCGCAATAAAACAGATGAAAATCAAATCTATTATATATAGTTATGATATAAGACCGGAATTTAGGACACCGAAGTTTGAAAAACAGATTGACGCTTGGGTAGAAGAGGTAATTAAAAAGTTGGTTGCGATAAGACAAATGTATAAATAGGAGGTATTTTATGATTAACAACAAGGTTTACGACATTTTAAAGCTCTGCGCAATTTTGATTGTACCTATTGCTACTTTTATCGGTGCATTACTGATAATTTGGCACATTCCCTATGCGGAGCAGATTACAGCATCACTCGCTGCACTTGAAACACTTTTAGGTGCGCTTGTTACAGCACTTAAATCTTACTATGACAAGAAAACAAAGTCAAAGAAGTAATTAGGAGGAACTATGAGTTTCATTTCTAAGCTGAAAGGAGTTTTAAAAAGGATGTTTTCTCCCGAAACGATTGAAACAGCATTGCAACTTCAACCCACAATGTCGCATAAAATGAAAGATGCAATTGAATTGTGGAAAAATATGTATATGGATAACAGTCCTTGGGTTACAAGTGATGAAAATGTAAAGTCACTTGGCTTAGCAACAATGATTGCAAGTGAAAAAGCTCGTACTGCTACTATTGAAATGCAAATCAAAGTAACGGGCGAGTCTGAAAAAGCCAAGTTTGTGGATGGATGTTATACCAAACTTCTTAAAAAGCTTAGAACTAATCTGGAGTATGGTATTGCGTTCGGAAGCTTTATCATAAAGCCGTATGTAATTAAAAATGCAGACGGTAAATATGTGATAGAGATTAGCTACACTAAAGCAACCGACTTTTATCCCCTTTCATTTTCAACAGATGGCGACATTGTTGAATGTGCGTTTGTGGATAAAATAATAAGGAAGAATATCGTATATACCAAACTTGAGCATCATAAGCTGGAAAACAAAACACTTACTATTCAGAATCTTGCGTTCAGAAGTGAGAATACGGCTGCGAGAGTGGATAATGGTATTACTGAATTAGGAAGCAGGGTACCACTTACAGAAGTTGACGAGTGGAAGGAAATGCCTCCTATCGTTACAATCGACAATATGGACTCTATGCTTTTTGCATATTTCAAAATGCCTGGGCCTAATATTGTTGACCTGGATAGCCCTCTCGGTTGTAGTGGTTTTGCGAAAGCGGTTGACCTTATTAAAGACGCTGATATGCAATATTCCAACTTACTTTGGGAATTTGAAGGTGGACAGTTAGCTATTGATGTTGACCGAACAGCACTTAATCCTACAAAAGATAAAAACGGTGCGCCCATAACCGTACTTCCTAAATTACAGGAAAGACTTTTCAGACATAATTTGGATTTAGGTGATGATAATACATATAATGTATTTAATCCCGATTTCCGAGATTCAAGTATTATAAACGGTCTCAACAATATCCTTATGCACATAGAAGATGTGTGTGAAATGTCCAGAGGTTCATTGTCAGAAGTTACATACGCAGAAGCACGAACTGCTACCGAAATGCGCATACTTAAGCAGAGAAGTTTTGCGGCTAACAAAGCTATTCAGGAAGCACTTGAAGATACTCTTCGTGATTTTGCAACTGTAATAGATAAGTATTGTGACCTCTATGATATTCAGGCAGAAGGTGATTACGAGATTGCATATTGTTGGGACGATTCTATAATCGTTGACAAAGATACTGAAAAACAGATGGATCTTATCGAGGTTGATAAAGGTCTTCTGTCAAAAGTAGAATATAGGGTCAAGTGGTGTGGCGAAACCGAAACGCAGGCTGAGGAAGCTCTTAAGAAAATCAATGAAGAGCGTGAACAGTCTTTACTTATGACACAATCGGTTATGATGAAACAATCACAAAACACCGGAGACAATACAGAGCCTGCGGAGGCTCAACGCAAACTTACTAATGCGAATAAAAGTACCGAAGTGACAAAAAATTGAAGCTCTCCGCAAAATTCTTTGTAAAGATTATTTACAACAGATAATCTTTGTTGTATAATAAATATAGGTCGAGTATGTGGACATAAAAACACATACACCATTCAGCGTAGATGGTAATACGCATTTACAAATTAAACCATAAAGAATGGAGGAAACAAGAATGGATTTTTTAAAAGAGGTATTTGGCACAGAATCGTTATCATGGGATCAGTTTTCAGCGGCAGTTAGTCAGAAAGGTTTCAAGCTGGCAGACCTTGCGACAGGCAACTATGTTAGCAAGAAGAAGTATGACGATGACCTGAAAGCAAGACAGACTTCAATCGAAGATTTGACAAATCAGATTTCTACAAGAGATACTGATATTGCAAACTTCAAGAAGATGCTCGAAGACAGCAAGGGCAATGCAACGAAGATTGAAGAGCTTAATGCTCAGATTACTAAGATGCAGGGCGATTATGAGAACGCAAAGAAGGAATACGAAGGTAAACTTTCAGCGCAGTCTTATGAGTTTGCTGTTAAAGAGTTCGCAAACGGTCTTACATTTTCAAGTAAAGCTGCAAGGCGTGACTTTGAAAAGGAAATGCTTGCAGAGGGACTTAAGATGAAGAATGGTATTATTATCGGTGCGGATGATTTTAAGACCGCATATGAGAAGGCCAATGAAGATGCGTTTGTAAAGCAGCCGGATGGTAATACACCTCCTGCTACTCCTCCTGATGATAAGCCACTTTTCGGACAGCCTACACCTCCGACACCGGCTCCTGACGCATCAAATGTGTTTGAAAACGCATTTAACTTTACAGGAGTTAGACCACACGAAACAAAATAAAAGGAGATTAAATTATGGCAGCACTTAACTATGCAGAACAGTATTCAAGAGCACTTGCAAATGCTTTTCCTTACTCACTTTACTTTGGTAAGCTTTATGCTACCCCTAACAACGGTAGGTATCGTATTGTAGATGCGAAGACCATTAAGATTCCTCGTATCACAACCACAGGTCGTGTACCGGCAAGCCGTGACACTATCGCAACAGCATCTCGTAACTACGACAACAGCTGGGAGACCAAGACACTCGAGAATGAGCGTAAGTGGTCTACTCTTGTTCATCCTATGGACATTATCCAGACCGACCTCGTAACTACGATTGCAAACATCACAAAGACTTT